CCTGAACGTAATGTTACTTGATAATTAGTATTTGTTGTTACAAATGCTAGTTTTATATCTTCTGTTGTACTTAAATTTGTAATCCTTAAATATTTACAGTTTTCTACATCTAATGCACCTGCTGATGCATGAGGTGTTGAACCAAATACTGCAATTGTAGTTGTTTGTGAATGTGAACAAGTTAAAATACGTTCAAACACATCTACAATATCTGTTGTGTTTACTATGTTTGTACTACCTCTTGTAGAACCATTTAATGTTAAACTTTCACTAAGTGTTGTTGTTAATGTTGCCATAATTATTTTTTATTTTTATCTATTTGTTTTAATTTTCTAATTGCCCAATTTATACCACTTGTACCACCCCAACCTAACCACGCTACATATCCTTTATCTTTCCATGGTGTTGCTTTGTATTCAGGATTTATTTCTGCATTTTTTTGATGTCTTTTAAATGAAGCCATGCGTGAAATTGTATCTCTTGAAATATTACTTTTGGAGCAGAGCTGGTTGGCTCTTGTAATGCCTACACGTGTCATTCCTTTTACTTCATCTCTACCATGTTCATCAATCCAACGTAAAACTTTACAAGCATTATTACTTGCTGATTCTGGATAATCATTATATGTTTCAAGTTTGATACTGATTGCTTCTAATTTTTCTAATATATCATTATAATCCATAGGTTATTTTTGGTGGTATTAATTGTATTGTTAATTTTCCTATTCTAAATTTTATCATTCTCCTATTGCTGTTTCATTAAATGGTATTTCGCAAGTTTGGAAACTATTTTCAACTGTTACACCCAAATTAAAAACCCAACCTGTTACTGATTGATCGAAACGTTCTTTAAATGGTTCACAAGTAAAATCTCCTTCTGCAAAATATACAGGTGCATTAATATCTAAAGATAATTGTGCTTGAAATTGTGAATTGCTTAATATACCTATTATGTCTATACATATTTGTAATACATCACTATATACTTCTTGTTCATTACTTCCATCTGGTTCTACTAAATCCATTATAAATACTTGAAAATTATATACAAGTTCTGTTCTTCTTGTTTGTACATTAACTGGGTTTAGGTGCATTAAAGGATATTTAGTATTTTTTTCTAAATCAATATCAAATATATCGCCAACAGTTGTTGTACTTATTTGAAAATGATTTGTACCTAAATTTTTTAAAGTGTTTATAACGTTGTTGTATGTCTTATTATTTACCATTTAAATTTACTTTTTTTAAACTGTTTAAATCTGTTTCATAACATAGCCATGTAAATGCTTCCATTACATTTAATTTTGTTATTTTTTCAAGTTTACTAATATCTCCATTACATAACTGATACATCATGCCAAAGTACCCCCATTTACTTGCAAATGTTTCTGCTTCAACTGGTTCTGTATCTTCTGTATTGTTTCCGTCAAATATGATACTGTAATCTTTGATAATACGCTTACGAAAGTCCAAAAAAAAACCAATGCTTGTTGTACCTGTTCTGCTTTCATCCTTTTAAATTTTTCAGCTCTCACGTCTATGCTTCCATCATACGCTTCTATTATATATGCATTTTTACCTTTTTCTTTTATTGGTCTATACAATATTGCACATATTTTTGGTAAATTATTTTGCAAATCTTGTTGTATAAATGTTTCCAAATCTGCCCATTCACCAAGTGTTAATTGTTCAAAATTAGGATGAAATCCATAATCTTTACCATCTATTGTAATAATGTTTTTAAATCTTGTTGCACTTGTATTTTCAATATCTTTTAATTGTTGCATTATTAATGTTACATCAACTAAACTTAGTTCTTTAATAAGTTTTTTTGACATACTTGAAAGTAATGCAATATTTTCTATTGCTTCTTGCGTTGGTGTTAAATTTTTTAATTTAAGTAATTTTATCCACTTATCTAATGTAACATCTTTCCAATTATTTATAATTGTGTAATTTTTTTTCTTACCGTCTTTAACAACATTAACTTTCATAATATATAATAGAAATTTTATTAATTTAGTTTAGTATATAAAATATTGTCCATAATTGCTATCTATTTCATAATACATACGCATTGCAATTGCATCTGCATAATCTGGTGATCTACCAATTATTGACTTTACATTATCTTTAGATATTATTTGTAATTTATTATCTTTATCTGCGTCTTTAGTTCTTATTTGTTCTAATTCTTCTATAATGTTTTGTTTTACATTTATATCATTGCAACTTATACCTATTTGAGCTTTATTAACTAAATCAGCTAATTTATAATAGCATTGCGTTTTTAAATTTTGATAGTTTTCGTTTTTTAATGCTTTACTATTATTTACAAAACCCTGACATCTTAAATAATCTTTTGCACCACCACCCACTCCATCTTCATCAATTATAATATTTCTTAATTGTACACTATTCTGTTGCTGTAATTGTCTAACTTCTTCCACAACGTCATTTATAGACGTTTTAAGCAACGTTTTTATTTTTTTAATATGTAACCCTTCCCAATATATTATAATCGTTTTATCGCTTCCAAAACGTGCAACATCACAACTTATGTATTTATTGCCTTTTATGCCTTGTTGATCAAACAAATTTAATATTGCATCATATTCTATTAGATTATCTTTTGTTGCATCATATTCCCAATTACCATATAACAATCTTTGCTTTGATAATTCATCAAGTGTTTGCAATTGTTTTTTATAATATTTACTTATATATTCATTATCGTCTACCAAACTTTGTATAAACTTTCTATAATGTTTTTGTTTGCCTTCTTTTTCTGGACGATAGTATTGATTGTAAACCCAATTTTTTGCAGGATTGCACGTCATTAATAATTTTGGTATTAGATTGTTTTCATCAAGTTTGTATCTTAATCTTGATGCAACTACGTTTTTTGCTTTTTCAGTTATTTGGTTTGCTTCATCTATAAATGCACTTGTAATTTCTAAACTTCCTAAACTGTCAAAATTTCTATCTGATGGATATAAAAATAAATCTTTAAGTATTATTTCACTACCATTGTAAAAAGTAATAATGTTGCTTGAACCATTAAATGTATAATGTTTGTTTGCTTTTAGATTATACGTAATACAAACTTCATAAAATGTATTTAGTGTTGTTTTTTTAAGTGCATCAAGTTTAGAACGTGCCATTAGATGTCTTGTTTTAGGATATTGCAAACACATTACAATTAACCATGCACAACCTAACCATGATTTACCACCACCAGCTGAACCACCAAATAATATTTCTGTTGTTACTTTATCAAATAAATATTTTACTGCACGTTGCTGTGTTTTTGTAAACTTAACATCTTGCCAACCTTTTTCATCAATCTGCACCATTAATATTAATTCTTAATTTAACTGGTTCATTTCCAGATGTTAAATCTATATCTTGTTTTTCAGCATACCCTCTTTTACGCCCTCTAGTTCTTAAAAAAAATGTTGTTGCTTGTACACTGCCGCTTTCTATTTGATTTTTTAAATGTGTTTCTGCAAAGTCAATAAATTTATTTTCAATACTATCTACTGCTTTACGATATTCTTCATCTTCTTTATACCACTTGTAATGTTGTGTTCTACTTAGTTGTGCTTTATTACACGCTTCAGTAACTATTCCTAATGACACTTCTAATGCTTCTATTAGTTTTTGTTTATTTAGTTGTGTTCGTTTTTGTTCGCTATCCATAATATATAATAGAAATTATTTATATTCATTTGGTAACATTAATCTTATGTTTAATTCACTCAATGCCCATATACGTATGTTTTCTGTATATATCTCAAATGCCTTAGTATTCATTCTTGCAGTACTATTAACTGTTTGTAGTCCTATTGTTTTATTGTTTACTTCTATACTTGACCATTCACTTGCAAATTTAACTTTTAGTGTATCGTGCATTTCATCATTAAAGTAACCAAGTTCTTCAGCTAATACTTGTACTATACATTTCCAATAATAATTGTTTTGCATCATTGATCTATTGTTTTTTTGTTTCTTAACTTCAACTATATAATCACTACCTAATTCTTTAAGATAGTTTATCAGACTTTGCTTATCTTTATTATCCTTTATTACAAATTTCAAAATATTCTTTTTTGTGCTTTATGTTGTTCTATTCGTTTTATAGCTGCATTATAATACTCCTTATCCAATTCGCAAGCAGTTAATTCAAAACCTAAATTTTGGCAAGCAATAGCAATGCTTCCAGAACCAAGATGTGTATCTAATATCTTATCTCCTTTTTTTGCATAATTCATAAGCAACCATTCATATAATCTTACAGGTTTTTGACATGGGTGTATATCTGCACCTCTTAACTTATTGTATTTATCTGTATTACTCCAATCATATCTATAAAAATCTACTTTTTTTAATCTGCTATAACTTGCTATTTCGCATTTACTCATATTAGGATGTCTTACATCTTTAAACCAAACTATCGCTCCACCTTTGTCGTTAAAACAATTATAATAATTGGCTCCCCAAATAATCTGTTCTTTACTCACTCTTTTTAATTCTTTAAAATATTCTTTATTTGGTATTGTGTCGTTCCATTTAACTTCATCAAATTTTCCATTAATTCTATTTTGTGGTATAAAATTACCAATTCCATAAGGTGGATCAACTATTGCTAAGTCGAAGTAATTATCATCATATCTTGACATTAAATCCATATTATCCTCATTAGTTATTTTCATTATTTAAAATCTTCATTTATGCCTTTTTCACCTGTTAATTTTTCTTTTGCACTATCCCAAAGCATATCACGTTTTTTGCTTAACGTAGGTTCTGTTCTAATTAAATTTGGAAAACCATTAAATTCTTTATCAACTTCTTGCATATATTTACCACAACCACAAAGAGCTTCAACAGTTCTAACTTTTCCATCTATAACTTTTATTGTTGCTTTTTGCAATTCTTTAATTTCTTTACTACATTCACAAATAAATCTTATCATTTCTTGTTTTTTATTACATCTAATTCAAAATATAAATGATTAATAGCTTTTTCTATACATTCTTTTGGTGTTTTATGTTTATTGTTAGCACGTAGCAAATATGTTACTGCATTTCCAACATTAAAACTTAAATCATAATCTTCTACAATTTTACGAGCTTCATAACCATAAACTTTACCTATATAATAATTAGGAATTTTTAATTTTTTCTTGTTCTTCATATCTTTTTAATTTATCTTTTAGTATATGCATTTCGTGTAAATCAGCTCTATATTCTAAATAACTTATAATTATAAATGCAAACACAAAAAAACCTACTATTATTCCAAAAAATATACTCATTTGTTTTTGTTTTTAAATTTCATTAATATATATCCTAATATTGGTGTACCAAATAACAATGTTAATAAACTTGGGTGTGGTTCACCACATAATCCTGTTGCATGTCTTAAAAATTCTATCATTTTTTATGTTCGTTGTATAAATTTTTAATTGCTTTATATACTGTATTTAAACAACTTCTACAATTAGTATTTGTATCATATTCTGTATTATGTATTATATTATACAATTGTATTATTTGTTTTTTTACTTCTATGTTTTTTGCTTTACCTGTTTCTATATCTGGATATATTTTTAAAACTTCATCTACAATATCTTTTGGTAAATTTTTTATCCTTTTTACTTCTGTTGTTTTTATCCATTTTTTTGGATTATCTGCACATTCTTGATTGGCAATTCTTGATTTTATTTTCATAAAACATTTACAAATGGAACAATTTCCCAAAAATTTAATATACTTATCACAAGATTTACATATTGCAATACGTTCTTTATATATAGCATCTGTAACAAAAAAACTATTCATCAATCAATTCATTTTTTATTATACTTCTAACTTTGTCTATTGTTGTAAATAAACTATTTCTACTAATTTTTGTTTTTTTTGCCAAACTATCTAATGTATTATTGTCATAATAATATAACTCAAATACTTTTTTATCGTACCAATGTACTGTGTCCAATATTGCATCAATTTGATCTAATTTTATTATTTCACTATTATCCACTTTTATTTCAGGTAAATTATTTAAATATTTTATTATTGTTTTATGATTTAATGTTGTATTTGTTTCATATATACTATCTATATGTGTATAATATTTTTTGTATTTATAATAAAATGGACTTCTTGTTGATGTCAAAGCTCTTTTTAATACAACAGCACCAAAACCCATAATACCTTTTTCACCATCTTTTTCATATATACTTTTTAATGTTTCAGGGTTCATATTTAAAAAATACAACATTAGTTCTTGTACAGCATCTTCTATTTCTGTTTTGTTAGTTGTTAAACCATAACACATTGTTATAAATTTATCACTAAGTTTTGATATTTTTATATATATATCATTCATTAATTGGTTGTATTTTTTCTATCTTATTTACAACATCTTGCAGTATTTCATTTAATAGAATTTTATATGAATTTATTTTATTTTGATTTCGTTTTGTTTCAATACCAGCTAAGTACCCATTAACCATAACTGACATATTCACAGGTATCACCATCATCCAATCATACCAATTGTTATGCTTTACGTTTTTGCCATATCCATTATGATATTCTATAATGGTATCATAGACATTAAGAAAATTATCAAATTTTTTATCATTTGATATTTCTCTTATAAACTCTTTAATGAGTGTTAAATAATTTTCTATGGTAATTTTATGCAGATTATTTGCATAGATTGGTTTTTCCATGCAAACAAATATAAAAAAAAAATTAATCTAATCCTTTTTCTTTTTTAAAGTTATTAACAAGTGTTTTGTAATAACGTATATTTTCTTCGTATTCTGATCTGGTAATTTTAACTGTTGTTTGTGCTAAAAATTGTAGTTCATCAGCTGTGCCTACACCATACTTTGCATTTAAATTCATACCAAACTTCCATTGTTCACCTGAACCTGAAAACATATTACACTTAACACATTGGACTTGGCAATTCCATTCATTCCATCTTGTTGCATGATGCCTTCTACTTTGAAAGTGTCCACATTGTAGTTTTTTATAATAATCTATTTTACCACAAGTAAAACATTGTGCAACACCTTGTGATGTAGCTTCTCTTAATCTAATATACAAGCTAAACCATTTATCCAACTCTTTTTTTAATTTACTTATAGGTTTTTTAGTACTCATCGTATTTACCTATTACATAAGGTTTATTATTTTTTTTTGGTATTTCACAACTCATTTTTATATTATATCCTAGTTTAGTTTTCATTTTATTTTGTTGTGTAGTTTGTCTTTCTTGATACAATTCACCTCTTAAATGTTCATTTTCTTCTTGTACCTTTCTACGCATTCTTGTTAATCCTTCTGCATTGTGCAATTTGTTTTGTGATAACATAACTAAAAACTCATGTGCAGTAATTTTTTTTGTATCTATACCTCTTGTTTTTAATTCATTTGTCCAAAACCTACATTTTAGTTTTGCATCACTATCTCTTAATTGTGGACTTTGCTCTAATAATGTTTTTATAATTTCTTTTGTTTTCATAATTTAAATAAATTTGTTTGTTTTACGTTTTCTTTTTTTGTAATTCCTAGCATTGTTTCAAATATTGTTTTACCAGCTTCATAATCAACTAAATTTCTTGCTATTTTGTTAACTCTTTGTTTGCCTTTATATTTAGTAAAGTCAAAGTCGTGAAATTTTATTAATCTTTTTAATTCATCTTTTCCTTGACACATTTTTATTTTTCTAGTAGTTAATATATTAGGTAAATTAAAATTAGTCCAATATAAGTGCCTATGCCTTTTATATGCTGGTATTAATGGCTCATAGTAAGGTATAACATTTTCAACTACATATTTACCTTTAAATCTTGCGTCTGCACCTTTTACAACAGTTTCTAATAATATTATTTCTTCATATAATTTCATATCAGGATATTTAGTTTCTACTTTGGTATTCCAACCTCTTGCTCTACTATGAGTAGGACAAGGTGGTGAACTCCATATAAAATCATATTCTTTATAGTGGTCTAATAAATATTGATGTGCGTCAGCTATAATTACTTTGTCATTTGGAAAGCGTTCTTGATATAATCTTGCACATTCTTCATCTAATTCTACTGCTGTTACTTCTATATCATTTTTAACTTCGTTCCACTTATATCTATTACCACCAAGACAAGCATATAAATTTAATATTTTCATTTTATAAAGATTTTAAAATTTCTAAACATAAATCGTATGGTACTTTACTTCTCTCATAATTATCTTTTAATCCTTGTGTTCCTGTTTTTGAACCTCGTGGTGCTTTTTCATGATGACATATATTATCTTTTTGTCTATTATTACAAACAGGTCTAGGCAACCAACCTTGTAATTTATTATCACCAAACAAATCATTACTTGATAAAAAATTTGTCCAAATATCTGTTGGTTTCATTCTTTTATCCCCATAACTACAATATGTTACTGTTGTTCTTGGTAATTTTTGCATAAAACTTAACTTTCTTAGTTTGCCTCTTGGATTTTCTATAAAAAAATAATCTGGTTGTAATTGTTCTATTATTTGTAAAGTTTTAACAACTATTTGACAACCTAACACTGCTTCTTTTGTTTTAGGTGTATGGTCTTTATTCCAATGTTTTCCAATACTTGCTACACTAAAAAAAGTACAAGGTGGTGAAGCCCAAATTACATCAGGTTTAAAAGGAACTTTTGTACAATCAAATTCTAATATATTTGTTACATAATCTATTTTATCAAATGCCTTTATATCACTTGTAAAAGTTTTATAACCTAATTCTTCTGCTACTTTACTAAAACTTCTGCTGCCAGCAAATAATTCTAAAATTTTCATTTTAATAATTTTTTAGGTTCTTGATAATAAGGTACTTCTGTTGCTGGTTTATTTAATGTATGTACTTCATAATATGCTTGATCTATAACTTTCTTATGTGCATATACCCATTTGTAAAAAGTTCTAATATTTAAAAAAGGTTCATCTTTACCAAATCTTACACCTAATCTAAAAGCATCTTGTATTTGATATAGGTATAAGTTTTTAAATCTATTTTCTTTTATTAAATCACTAGCAAATATTTTAGATAGTGCAGCCATAGTTTTGCCATCTGTTTTGTGTCCTATCTCTACTGATGTTATACTAACTAAATCATATATTTTTAATGATAGTTCTTTTAGATTATATTCTTTTATTTGTTTCATAATAATTCTTTACCTTTTAAATATTCATCTATTTGACTATCTATTTTAGATACTGTTTGTTTAGGTCTATCCCACTTCTTTTGATTTTTTGACCAGCGCAATAATCTTAATTTTATTTCAAATGTACTTTGTTTTTGGTATCTCATTTTCTTTTTACCTTCTGTCCAATAATTAATAAAATCTTCTAACATATCTTTTGGATAATCAAAAGTCATAACCTCAGCAATAAATTTTTCTTTAGTTATATTTATATTACTTGTATTATTAACACTTGTAGTATTCTCTTTGCTCATTTTGTATATAGTCCTATCATCTTTTTGGACTATACCTATCTTTCTTTTAATCACTTGTTTTTTTTCATTACGTTCTACTTCTATATTTATAAACCCTAATTTATTTAAATCACTAATCCATCTACTTACTGTATTTTTACTAACTCCATACAAATCTGCAAAGTAATTATTAGCTGCATAACAATACCCAAGTTTACCACTTAATGCAGTAATTTCACCATATAATAACTTAGCATTAGGTTTTAAACTAGAATACCTTACATCTGCTGGTATAATTGCATAATAATTAGGTTTATCCTTCATAAGTTTTATAATCTATTTTATGATCGTATTTTTCAAATGCTTTTTTTATAGTATTTATATCTCTTTCAAAATTAAAAACACCTACAAAAAATTCATGTTTATATTTACCACAAGTAACTGTAATTGTAACATCAGGTGCTTCACAATAAATTGTTTGAATTTTACTTACAATATTAGTAAATTTATTTTTATGTAGTATTTTACGCTTTCTATTACCTTTTAATAGCTTTGCAAATGCTTCATCATATTTATCTTGGTATATTTTCCAACCATTATAATTGTTTTCGTGGTTTCTCAAATAATGGTTCATACTTGTTCTATCTCTGTTAATACGTTTTGCAACCTTAACCTTATGTATGCCTAAATGTTTCATAGATAATACACAAGCTATTTGTCTAGCTAAATTTAGTTCTAATTTTCTGCTTCTTGTTTTTAATAATTTATAATCTACATTACAAACTTTGCTTGTAATGTTTAATACTCTATCTATTTTTTGTAATTCATTCATAATTAAGTGTTTTAAAAAAGAGGTGTAGTACCAAGTTGTAAAATTAATTTTATGTTAATACTAATTTCTGTTGTTGTTTATCAATATCTACACCTCTTATAATTTAAAATGGTAAATCATCATTACTACTATTGTGATGTTTTTGCCAATTATCAGCAGTAGAATTATTGTTTAATGTTTCTTTTTGTTTTTCATTTACCCATTCTATAAATCTTTCTGCTTGTTTGTATAATTGTTCTTCACTAGCTGAAGCACCTAAATAATCTATTGCTCTACCTAAACCTGCCCACCTGTTTATTGCTTTTTGTCTATCAAGATTATCACCACCTTTTGTAAAAGAATAATTATCTTTATTGTAATATGGTTTAATTTTAGGAAATTTACCATCTACAAATTCATATTGCACTTCTTCACCTACAACAAATTTTTCTTGATCTTTTGTTTTAGATGAATATTCACCTGCATTTCCATTTTCCATTTCTACTTCAAATTTGTACATTAATCCAAATTTACCTTCCCATGTACCATTTGCTTGTACACTTTTAACTTTACTTGTTTTTAATAATGCCATTTTTATATATTTAATATTTATTGTTTTTTAAGGTAAACAATTTTAACCTCTATATCTTTCTTCATCTTGTCTAATTTCAAGATAGTTTTCTCTTTCTTTAGCTTGATATTCTCTTTCTTCTATTTCTTCACATTCATAACCACATTCAGAGCATACTCTATCTATTGCTTCAGCACCCTCTCTGCATTTACTACAAAAATGTGTTTCATCATAATATCTAGCTGAACAACAATTACTTACTTCTTCATCTAATTGTTCTATTTCAGCACCACAACAATTACTTACATAATAACTACACATAATACATTACTATTTTTGTTATAGCTACAACAACAGTAACAGTTGCTACTGCTAATGCAATATTTACTATATCATTATACATTTCATCTTTTAGGTTTATAATATCATAATCTTCATAGTTATTAGCAAACCATGATACATCATAACTATAATATTTATCTCCTATATGTTCGTATGATACCTTTCTTTGTTTAGTTGCTCTTTTTAATTCAAAGAACTTTCTGTATTGTTCATTGTTTAATAAATGAACTGCTTTTGTTTTCTTGTTAATTAGTTTATACATTTTCTTATTATTTTTGTTTTATAAATATATCTAACGCTTCAATAACTTCATTTGCTTGATTTGTTATCAATACTCCATTATCATCAAATAAAGTTTCTATATAACAATTAGCATCATAGTAATTATGTAAATCATTAAATTCATTAATTATTAATTGTGGATTAGATGTCATAAATTCTTTAATATCCTTTTTACCCTTTTGAATTAATTTTTTTAAAGTCATTTTCTTATTATTTTAAATTTGGTTTTTTTAATATTTTCCATAGTATTATTTCCGCTTGTGTTTCGTTATTAGCATTTTCAAAAACAAAATCTACTAATCTACTTTCTGAATATCCATTATGGTATCTATTTTGTGCTTCTTCTAATAATTTTTGTAAAGTCATTTTCTTATTTTTATTGTTAAACATGGTACAAATATACAATAAAATTAATTACTAACATAATTTGGTTAGAAAGTTATTAACAATTATAATGTTAAGAAAGTTATATAAAGGTTGCTAATATAATAAGAACAAATGCCCATACTATCATAATAGGTAATTGATGCTTAGGCTTTATTATAAAGGCATTAAAAGATTTATAGGTGTAGTACCACCTAAAACTACTCCACAAGCAATAGCAGGTTTTTTACCACGTTTAGCGTAAGCCATAGCATAACTATCATGATCTATACCACAACCTACTTGCATACCAAATACTCTAAAATTTTGTCCTACATAGTGTTCTATATAACATTGTGTGTGTAGGTGTCCTTGTACTGTATTCATCATATCAGCACGACATTTACTTCTACTTGTTCCTGCTTCACCATGAATATATTGTACACCATCTATTTCTAATCTATCTACAAAGTTCCAATTAGGTACTTCTAAAACTTCTTTATATGATTTTATCCATTTACTTGGTATTAATGATGTTTGTGCTTTACGCATAATCATTCTATCATGATTACCTAAAACTACACTAGCTTTTGGAAATGCTTTATACCAACGTGCTATTCTTTTAATAGCTACTTCTAATTCTTGTTTACCTGTATATTCAGCTTCTATATCTATTTCATGAAAAGAACTATAATGATTATCGACAATATCACCAATAAAAACTACTTCATTACAGTTCCAAGTTTCATATTGTTCAATACACCAATCTAAATATCCATCTAAACAAAATGGTTCATGAAGGTCACCGATAACTAGAACATTTCTAGTTTCGGTTTCCCTCATTCTTTTTAGTGCCACTATTTCGTGTGGCTTTAATCTGTATCTATTATTTCTTTGCACTATCAGCTATACCTTGACCTATTACAAGTGCTATTATAGAATATAATATTGATTGTGTTTCTTGTGGATCAAGTCCAAATTGTTCATGCAATAGTTGTACAATAATACCTGCTATTGTGTACCATGCTTTTTTTGATTTTAAAATTTTACCAATTAGAAAGTTTTTTAGTAATTCGTTCATTTTATTTAATTTAGTTAATACTCAAATTTATTTAATTATATAGCCAAATAACATTTTGGTCTTTATCTTTATCAACATCACAATGTATAAAAGTCTTAGCTATACCAATTCTATTAATACCTACATCTAATAATGATTTTACTATTAGTCCTCTATCTCTACTACCAATAGCTTGTATATCTGCTGCTAAACCTTTTGTATGTGATGAACCAACACGCCCACCAACTTTTTTATTCCATTCTTCTGTTCTATAACCACTATTTATTTTAAAAGGTACACCAGCATTTCCACGTGCATAGTCAAGTTTTTCTAAAAAAATATAGTTCATTTTATCACCACTTTTAGGGTCGTCAGGACTTGCAAATTCTTCTATTTTAAAATATTTAAAATTTAGTGTTTTAGGCATTTTTAAGCGTTTTAAGACGTTTTATAGTGTTTCTAGTATATTACTATCTAAAAAAATATAACTTAAAAACACTAGATATAGCAAATTTTTTATATTTATATTATGTTAAATAATTAATTGTGTAAACTTTCACTCCTTTTACTTCATGTACAAACTTTTTTTCTACTTTTTGTTTAGTTTTTTCCACTTTTTTGTATCGTGGATTGTTACTGTTTAGTTTGTTTTTTTTTGTCATAATTTACAAATTTATATATTGAAAATGCTATTGCCAAACACAATGATATTAAAGTTAATATATGATTTATTTCAACTAAAGATATTGATATAGCTGTACCATTAGCTACAATTACTTGTGCGTTGTCTTGTAGTTCTTTCATTTTTTTTGCTTTTGTTCTTATTGTTTAAATAAGATTTTAATTTTACTTTATTAACTTCTTTAATTTTATAGTGTTTTTTCATTAATATGATATATCAGGTGTTAAAAAATTACGTAATGTTATTTCTGTTCCTTTTTGTCTTGGTCTTTCAATATTTACACCAGAGTAATATGCATTTTTATCTGGACTAATATCTTCTCCACTATTGGTGCTATATTCTGGAAAACTAGATATATTATTTTTAAGATGTTCTATCAACCTTTCTGTATAATATTCAGCTGTGTTTCTCACTTCTTCTCTAAGATGCTGTGCTTCTTCTGTACTTAATGCTGTACCTGTTTCTGATGTTTTACTAAATATATTACCATTCTGTACTTTAAAACGTAAAAATGGTATGCAATGATATAACGCCCAATTTGGAAGCATATCACCAATGTATTCTTCAACTAATGTTTTATACACACCTGTTAACGTACCACCTGTAATATCTGCTTCTAATTTTTTATATAAATCTGTTCCGAGTTTTGGCTCAACATAGAGCTTCTGTGCCTGCCTTACATAAGGCAACAACAAATCAATATCAACATTCATATTTATTGCTGTACTTTCTTTTAATTTGTTTTCTGATATAAATAATACGTATGCCATCTTTTTTTAATTTAAAAAACCATTATTTGTCATTGTTTTAGGTGCTTTTGCAACCTTACTATCATTTCTTTTTATTGTAAATCCTTCACTTCTTGCTTTAGTTGTAGATATACTAATATTACTTTCAATATTACTTGGATAAACTACGTTGTTATCTTCACTTGCAATTGTTTTGAAAATCATACGTTTCCAATAATGGTGGCAATTACCTCCGCCTTTGTAAAACCAGCAATTGTACGTGTTTGCACCATTGGGTCCCCAACCTGGGTTAACAGGTAGTGTATTCATTCTTATAATATCCTCTTTACGATACAATTTATTTGCGTTCAACATTAATCTGCAAAAATCTCTTGATGAAGATTTACGTGATAGTGATTTGTTTTCAGCATATTGATATCTCACTTTGTAAAATGCAGTTTGTTTTTTATTTAAACCATCTTGTTCACTTCTTGTGTTTTTGTTTGCACGTCCTGTTGATGCTAATTCTAATTTATCATTTGCAATTTTATTTAATTCACTTTCAAAATCAAATTCATCATGTTCATTACCTACATCTTCTTCATGTATAAGAACGTAATCTTTTGGCATATCTTCACCAAAATCTTCAATAAATTGTTCAAGTGCAGTTTTTTCAGAGAATCTTTTTACTTCTTCTTTTGCATTTATAGGAACACAATTTGGTACTTTACGTCCATTTTTTATTTTTGTTCCTATTGCTTCATATCCTGGTTGGCATGGATTTGGTGTAATAAATTCTTCTTTGCAATTACATTCACTTAAACTTTCTTTTATCTGTTCATGATCTGCACATGGCATATAATATTCTTTACCATCTTGCGAATGCAAATGCGAGCCACTACAACCAAGTTTTTTTGCTTCTGCTTCTGCTTCTTCTTTTGTTTCAAATAATGGCAGTTCTACACCATCTGTTATCATTGTACCAACTTTTGCAAGTTGTTGATTTGCTTCTGCAGCTTCATTTTCTTTAAGTGGTTTTAAACCTAATTCTTCACGTATTTCGTCTTGCGTCATTACTTCCTTCATATCTTCATACGTCCATTTTGTAGTAATTGGTTTGAGCTGTACAAATTCTAATGGTAAATTTATATTGTTTACTTCTAATATTGTAGATAAAGTTTTTAATATGTGTTTTTGATATGGTCTTACAACTGTGTTATTAAAAAATTCTGCACTTGCATTTAATTCATCAACATTTGAACCAAGCCCTGTATCATTTTTGATACCCATAAGCATTGGTGATGTAACCCTATGTGCTGTGAGTATGTTTTGAACGAGAAGCTCTTGTAATGCCAAATATTGTTTATCGGCGTTACTTACTGCAATTGGTGTAATTTCTGGCACTCTATCCCTGCTTTCAGAGAAACTCAAAATAAATCTACCTGCTGTTTCATTACCTGCAAATTTTTCTGCTAAACTACGTTCTATTTCAAAACGTTCCTCTTGCGTTGGAACGCCATTAGCCATAGAAATAAAATATGAGCCACTAAAACCATTAGAAATATTATTTAAATGAAATGATGCTACCTTACTATCAATAAGTGCCCATCGGCAACCTGCTTGATAATCTGGTGTATAATATATATCCATGTTTGGACTATATGAACCTGTGTACAACAATTGACTTGGTGAAGTTCTATCGTTTAAATTAAATGCACTTATTGGATATGGTTTGTTAATTCTTGTATTACTCCAATCTGCACTTATATAATATGTGTCAATTTTACCCATTGCATTTGGTCTACCAGCTCTAACTCTTTCAACAGGCACGTGATGTATTTCAGCTATTTCTGTTCTTGCATTGTTAAAAATTATGTGTATTGCGTATGCTCCTTGTAACTTAAAATCAAATGCTAATTTTTTTATAATTTGATGCAAACTTTCTTTACCATTTGCATTTTTCATAAATTTTTTAAGTTTTACAAGTGTATCTAAACTGTGTTCATCTTCACAAATTATATCTTCACCTGCAATCATTTCACTTGTAGCATTAATTATAGCTGAATGTGTGCTACTGTTATAATATAAATCAATTAAAAACTGTGGATATAAATTTTTCCAATCTCCAGACGCATCACCGTATTCCATATAATCTTTGCCACGTACTTCTTGAACTTGTGGTGCTGTTTGACTTTCTAAATTTATATTTAATATATTGTTTTTCATATTTCGTCATTATGTGTCCAATCAGGACTGTTAAGTATCTCCATTATATCACTATAATCATATAATACTTTATTATCTAAAAATGCAGGTGTATCTCCTTTAAATTTTAGTAAAAATTTAGTATTTGTATTATTGTATCTTAGTGTGTTTGCTGATGTTTCTAATACTTCATCAAAATTAACACTATCTAATTCTTCTGTATTCAATATTGTATAATTCATATTTTAAACTATTGGTACTTGACTACTCCAAGTAGGTGTATTTACTAATGTTGCATTATTATTACTTCTGCTACCATCAAATCCTATTGTTCCATTACCTTCATCAAACTTGTAATAAGCTACTAAATTATCAGAATTGGTTAAATCTATTGGTTCTTGTCCTGAAACATATACATCACTTAAACTTTTGACTGACGTAAATAAACCTATATGTGCTACCTTACCATGCAAATAATTACCATTTAATGTGTTTTGTCCAATCATTGAATTTGCAAAAGTACCTGTAAATGTACCACTAAATGTATTTACAACAGCTGAACCACCATCTACATAAAGTTCTATTCTTGATGGTGTCCAAGTTGCTAATAAATGATGGAATTGCCCATCACCTTCAAAATCTACGGCTTGAGATGCTAATTTTGTAGAACCTCCTAATCTATATGCAATTCTTAATTCTTCACTACCATTATGGTAAAAAACATTAACATAATTATTACTATCTACTCTTGCTTGCCAGATTGTGCTACTTGTACTTGTTGTATCAATTGTAAACCATACACTACATGATCCTGCTTGTCCATTGTATAGTGTTTTACTTTCAGTTAAATCAATATAATCATCTACACCATCTAAATCAACAGAATAAATGTTGTATCCTGTTTTTAAGTTTTCTATGCTATTGCCTAATTTTACGTTTAACATATTATCTACTTCCTCCTTCGTCATAACCAATACCAATTCCACTTGTTATTGTTATGGCTGTTATATTCATAAATAGAGTAGTTCCTGCAGGTATAGTAGTTTGCAGTATAGTATCGCCAGATGCGTTTGCTATTGTTATTGCACTAATTACTGATGTTACAGGAAAATATACTGCATAAAAATCTTTACCTGTTTGTGCGCCACTACTTGCATTAAATATTTCTATTGAACCCTTACCTAGTTGTTCTCTTAATAAATCATTATTACTGTCTATTGCCATTTTTTAATTTTTTTATTGTCCATAATATATATAATTCGTGCTACTTGCTTGTTCATGTTGTTTGTATGTAACTTCTTTTAATGTTTCATCTGTTTGACTAATATACATTTTTCCTTTTGTTACTTCACCTTGTAATACAAAAAATTCTTGTGTGCTTTGATTAGTTGCAGTTCCATATCTTGCATTGTAATAAAATGAACCACCACTTATTGCAGTTCCACCACTATCAATCATTTGTGGGTTCCATGCAGTTGGTCCCGCTAATCCATAGTTTCCTGTTGTACCACCAACTACAAATTGTCTACCATTACTTGCACCCCAAACTTGCGAACCACTTCCAGAATGTCCATTAGAACTGTCATATAATCTTAAAATTGGCGCACTCATTGTTGATGCGTTTAAACTTATTACGTTTGTTTGTGGTTTACTTGTAATTTCAACTAAACTTTGATATGCTCCTGCATTGTTGTCAAATTCATAAGAATAACCAGTTGGACATTCACTTACTATTGTAATATCCATTCCTGTACTTGTTTCTGTAACATCTGTTACTTCTAGCCATCTTTTACCATCGCTTTGCGCTTGTACTTGTGTTAAACCTATTGAGGATAGACCAGGATTATTTATCAAAGTTCCTCCATTACTTTCCATTCTTAAATAATATGTTCCTGTTGTTAAATCACTTACTTTAAGATTTGTTACTTTATCTGCATTTGTTAAATTAGTAGTTGCTACTATTGTTCCACTTTGTGAGTTTTTTCTAACTGTTACTGTTCCAAGTTTACCAGTATTGTCAATTGGTGCTGTTAATTCACTTACATTTACAGTATTTGTAGAGCTTGTTGAACATTCATAAACTTTATACGCATAATATCCAACAGGCAAAGCAATAAATTGTCCATTATACATATTAGGGCTAGTGTTTACTGGTATTAATGCGCCTGTTGTATATCTATCTTTAATAACTGTTTTAATTAAATAAACAAAAACTATACTACCTGAAATATCATTAGTAACTTCAAACAGAAATGCTAAATTAGTTGCATTTGTATCTATTCTATTGTCTTGTGTTGATATATATACACTTTGTTCTGTATTTGGTGTAGTATAATCTAATTGTATCATAATATATAATAGAAAATTACGTAATTTATTTGTATTATAAAGAAAAAGAGAGCTAATTGCCCTCTTAATCAAAAATATATAAAAACACTAATGTTAGAATTTATGATATATCTACTGTAACGTTTGCAAAATCACTATTATCAAATGGAACGTTAGTATAATCTGCAACAACTTGTGTTACATCTTCTTCCATGCCATCAAATGTCCAAGAATATCCGTTATGATCCCCAAACCCAGCTCCGCTTAAATTAGTACCACTATTTAAACGCATACCATTTCTAATACCCATGCATAGTATAACGTTTTTACCATTTGCTTTCAATTGATTTAATTCTGCAAAGATAACTACTTTAACTGTTGATAATAATTTTAATTCATTTTGGTCGGCTGTACTTAAATGATTTAATTTAAGAGTTAATTGAGGTGTGTAATGTACAGTTCCATTTTCCGTTGAACCAACAATTGTTTCTGTAAAACTGCTTTCTCCACGTGGTAAACTGTATCTTCTTAATGCAGAACCACTAGCCATATTAATATCTGTAATTTCTTGGTTCGGTGCAGTACCTGTTATAATAATACCTGTTCCAAGTATTTCACCTGTACTTGCGTTAGCATCAAAATCGTCATATTGTCCAAAATAAACATTTTTTATACCACCAGCGATTCTATCACATTGTAATTGCCTTCCTTTAGTTAAATTGCTACAAGCTGTTGTACTCATATTATTTATTTTTTAAGTTAAGGTAGAGGTTTTTACACCCCTACCATTATTCTAGTTTTTTATTTTACTAATACAATATCTGCACCAACTCCTTGTTTTGTACCACCACTATATCTTGCTACTACTCTCATATTATCTGAACCATCAAGATTAGCCATATCCATAATTTGTATTCTTGTGTGGTCTGACAATAAATCAGTACCAAAGAATAGATTTGATTGCTCACCTGCAACTAAAACATCCTCAGGTAAACCAGGACATACAGCTATCTTTTTTCCTTCAAATACTGGCTCATAATCACCATTCATTGAGTATGCATTTACATATCCTTGTGAAGATATTTTTGAAATATATAATCTATAAGTTTTTGGACCCATGTAAATATATAAATCTTCTTTAGTGTAAACAGTTGTTGGAATATTAGCCACACAATTAGATAAATTTGTGATAATGTTTGCAGTAGTATATGCATTTCCAGCTCCACCGTCATTTGCAACGTCAATAACTGTTGCATCAGTAACTAAATGTCCAACTCCACCATGAACAAATCCAGTAAATTGTCCTGCAGTTGCACCATTACCACTCCATATAGAACCTTCTACACCATCTGCTATTACACCACCTAAATATGAAATTACATAATCTTCAAAACTTGCTGGTGGTGGTGCTCCTGCTCCTGCTCTCATTTGTAGAGCTTCCCAAGAATCTAACAATTCTTTTTTACATAAATCTGTGTTTATCATTAAATTTTTTGGTTCCAAAACTGCTTCTGTCATATTTAACGTACCTGCTTCTGTAAAATTACACGTAGCGTCTTGTACCATGGATGTTGCATCCATTTTTTGTATATTAGATTTAAACTTAATGTTTTCAATTGAAGTTAAAAAATCTAATGATTTTGCTTCTTTTAGTGCCGCCGAAATATAAAATCCTGCCGCCTTACCACTAAAATTTGATGTTGGGTTTAATGCCATTTTTTTATTTTTTAATTATTACTATTTTTATTTATTTAAATTATATAAAAACTTTTCTTGTTTAGAAAGTTTATTATAATCTTTTCTACTTAACTCTTTTTTATCTGAACTAAATTTGTTTGTATTAACAGGAACATCTGCAGGACTTTCTGATAATTGCACTTTTAATTTTTCGTTTTCTGCTTTAAGTTCTGCAATTAAATCCTCAGCTGAAAATTCTACAACTTCTGTTGTTTTAGTTGTAACAGTTTTTGGACTATCACTTTTTTCATCTGTTGTTTCAACAGTTTCTTCTGATAATTCTTCTGACATTTTTTCTTTGTCTTTTCCAAATTCTTTAACAAGTTCATCAATTGCTTCTTCCAATTTTGTCATTCTTTCTTCAATTTCTGCATACTTATGATCCTCCTTGTGTTTAAATTCTTCACTTGATAATTCTTCTGTTTCTTCTACTTCATCTTCAACTTCTTCTGCTTCCATAACTTCTGCAACTTTACCTTCTTCTTCTACTTTGAACATTACACCATCTTCTGTTTTATATGTACCAACTGGTAATGCAATTGTACTGCCATCTTCGGTTAAAACTGCAATATCAATACCTTCTGCTAATGCATCAGCTTCTGAAACAACAATAGTTCCATCTTCTAATTTAGCTTGATATTCTAGTTTTATTTTATCTTCAAGTCCTAGTGCTTGTTTGATTTGTGATTTTAAATCCATAGTTTTACTTTTTTAATATAATAGAATAGTTAATAGTTTATTTGATTTCTTGTATTATTTCGTTTAATGCACTTAATATTTCTTGATTTGTTGGTTGTCTTTCACTCATTTTTTGCATACGATCAACAAAAAACCCTTCAATACTTAATCCCTTCAATTCTCCTGCTTTTATTTTTTTCCACAAATCATTATTATCAATACGCATCTTGACAAACCATGTGCCATTTGGCAAATCAAAACCATACATTTTTGATTTATCCATATCACCTTCTTTTATCCAACTTTCAACTGTCAATACTCCTGCAACTCTATCTTGATGTTCATAAGTTGCTTTATGATGGTTATTGTGTTTTAAATATAGTTCTGATGCTTGCCTAACTGTTTCTGGACTAAAATAAACGTAATATTCACTATCCGTATTTGCGTCATATCTAAATATTTGTTTATTTGGTATTAATGCAGGACTAACCAACATTCTTTTTTCTTCATCTACTTTTGCAAATGTCAAATTGTGTTTATCTTTACCAAAAAACACAAAATCTTGTTCTATTGCAGGTGCAGATACCAAAGATATTGCATCTATTGTTAATTCTTGATTATTATCTTCAATTACTAATTCAACAATTTTTGTTGTTTTTTCTTCTTCATAATAATCTTTGTTTGCTTCACGACATTCTTCTATTGTATCGTATTCACAGTTTCCTGTTTCTCCGTGCTTATATTTTCCGTTTTCACATTTTTTACATGGCATAATATATAATATATTTAATTGTTATTTATTTGTTTTTTATATTGTACTTCTTCTTCTAATTGTTGATAATTTGTCTTGACTTTGTGAAACGTCATCGGTAACAACAAACGCTTGTACAGGTTCAGGAGCATCAACACCACTTAAATCGAATGCACCACTAACCAAACTTGGACGTGGGGATGCACTTTCTCCACCACCACTTCCTGCACTTGCGTCTGGTTTACTTCCACTAATAATTCTATCAACTTGTATCGCAGCAAAAGTGGCAGCCAATCCTGCTTGTATAAAATTATAGCCAGGTATGAGAGTGTTAAATGGACTATCAGACGCTGTTTTAAATGCGTTTAATACTGCTTCACCACCACTTATTGTTGCTTGTGCTATTGCTACTTGTTTCGATAAACGTGAACCTTCACCTGCTGTTTGTTTAACTATTTCCAAACCAGATAATGCCATACTTTTACCAAAATCTCGCATCATTTTTTTTCTTTTTTTATCTGTTTCATCGTCTTTTTTCCTATTTAACTCCACTTCATAATTAGATTTAATAATTTCATTATTACTTTCTTGTGTTAATACAGGTATTCTTTTCAAATATTCAGTTTGGTGTTCATCTAATTTTTTTAAATCGTCAAGCTCTTGTTGTCTTTTTGTTTCTGCTTCTTTTTTTATTGCATTTATTTTGTTATTTAATTCTATTTGTTTTGTTGTACTTTCTGCTTGTATATTAAACAAATCTATTTCTGCTTGTGCTTCTTTATCTAAATCTTCTGCCATACTTTGCCCAATTGCATTTTCTTCTTGTATTATACGTAAATTTTCACGTGCATTTGCAACCCTTCTATCTAATAATTTGTTTTCTATATTAAAAGCTGATTGAGCTGCTTCCAATCTTTCTTGCTCTGATTTCGTAACATCTTCTGCAATTAATTTTAACCTTTCTATTTCTGCTCGTTGTCTTGCAGTTTCAACATTTAATTCTCTTTGACTATCTCTTAAATTTACAAATGCTTGTTTTAAAGCTATTGCATCTTTCGTATCTTGTCTTATTTCATCACCAATACCAACAAAACTACTTTTTACGTCTTGTAACGCTCCTTTAGTATCTCCTTGGAATAGTTTCACAATTGCACCACCAAATTTACTTACCCTGTCAACTAATACATTAAATGTTGCACTTATACCTGCAAATGCAACTTCTAAAAGCTCTGCACCTTTTTTTGTTTTTGTTAAAAATGTTACTAAACTACCAAAAGCAATTAGTAATGCTCCAATTCCTGTTGACATTATACCTTTAGTAATTGTTGCAAATGATGCCTTAGCAATTTTACCCATTGATGCAAAACTACTTTTAAGAGTGTTTAACGATACTCCCATTATTTTAAATTCACTTGCTAATCCTTGTACATCTTTAGTTGTTGCACCAATATCGGATTGCACTTTTAAGGTTAATGTTTCTGTTTTTCCTGCCATATTTTATACTATATTTGTTTCACTTATTACCTCATGTAGTGTAACTGACGCACTCCATAAATTTTGTACGTTATTTCTATCTTGTACGTTTACACTAATAGATGGTACACCACCTGTTGTGCTATCTGCCATTATACAAGTTCCATTTACACCTACTTTTGCTATATTTCTACTAAAACCTACTACAAAAGACATAACACCAACTTGATTTATTTTTACTGCACCTCTAATATTACGATATGAATAATTTCCTGCAACTCCAGATGTACCACCAAGCTCTAAACGTGTTATATATATATCATATCCAATTATAGAATTATTTTCTACATTTATAAAACTTTCTCCATCGCCTTGTATTGTCATATTAGTTGCAGTATTATCTATTGTAACACATGATAATTCTATTGTAGATGTTTTTCTTCTACTGTTAAATGTTACTGCATTTGTACTATCTGATATTGCACGTACACCACCACCTATTGATACTTCACTTTGTCTTGTTAATTTTGCACGTGTACCACCAATTACAGCTGAATTTTTTATACCTGTTACTGTTTCATGTTCACTTCCTAATAAAAAAGTGTTGCAATTGTAACTTTTATTAGTATTGTTTGCACCCACAACTAAATTGTTTTGTGAAAAATTTTCAATACTGTTGTTTACTCCTAAAATTTGTTTGTTTTTACTTCTTGTTGCATTTAATATATTAAATTTATTTACAAATGCACTACACGTTCCTGTTGCAACGTTATATTTATAACCATACGCTTCACAAGTTTTTTGATCGGCAAACAAATCTGTTGTTGTTCCATCTGTAAATGTTACTAATCCTGTTTCATCAACAGAATGTGGTGTTAACACAAAACCTCTTTTTTTTAATATTGTTTTACTCATTATGGTAATAATATAAATTCTACTTTTGACATTCCATTTGGAGTGTACTCAATTTTGTTTACTCTATATACTTTGTTCTTTATCATTACTTTATCTCTAAAATCAAACGTGTTTATATCTGATGCATTTAAATATACTTTTGCTTTCATAACTCTTGTGTTAACATCATACAACTCATTGTAATATGGTGCATGATATATCATGTACAAATTGTTTACTGGCATAGTATTACCTGCAACGTTTGGAAATAATGGACATGAACCAAAATTATAATCATAAGACGTATTATCACATGGTAAAGTTGGATTAAAATGTGAAAATTGTAAATATTCTGTTTTTGTACCACCAGCAACACCATTTTGACCAGGAACTACATAATCTATTGATGCACCTTGATAATTATCTATTCTACCATTATTGTATAATATTCTAGGTTCATTGTCAATTGCTGAAAATTCTAATCCATCATCTGAACTTCCATAAATTACAGGTATAACAAAATTTGGAAATAGATCTTGTATTGGTTTTATAATTGTTGCACTAAATGGTTCTGCAACTATTTCATCTTGTCCTAATAAATTGCTAACTTGATTAGCACTTAAAATTGCAGTTGAACCATCAAACTCATAACTTCCATATTCAAAACCCTGTGATGCATTTTTATATTGATTTAATGAGTAATCATTTTCATCAAATTTATATTTAAATTTTACAAATCTTGATAATTGCAATGGTTCTAAAATTATGTTTGATATATCTATTTTATCTGTCCAATCATGTTTTATACTACGTTCTGCTAATGTTGTTCCTGCTGTATCTACCACAAACATATCTGGATATGGTTCAAATATTATATTGTTAGCATTTGTAGGGTCTGGCATTGCAATCAAATTAAACATTGTCATTATACCTTTTATAAAATCCCATTGTTTTATTTCACCTCTTTTTGTATTAAAAATTGAACTTTCTAAATATTCTGCATTGTTGTAAACTGTTCCATAAATTCTACTTTCAGCTGAACCATACGTACTTGGTGATAAATTGTTTTGTCTTAATGCAGTTGCTGTATCACTTTCCCATTCTATATATAATTCATCTGCACCTGAACCAGATTTACCTAATGGAATAGGATTTAAAACACTTGCAGTATATTGCCAAATAACTCCATCTGGTATTGTTTCATTTGTAACTTCTTGAAAATAATCAAAACTTCCTGCTGTTCCAAAAACACCACTTACATTTTTTCGAACAAATCTTATATAATTAACTGTTGCAGAGCTTCCAGAGGTGTTAACAATACTGCAACGACAACTAAGTTCATAATATGTATTTGTTTGTTGTGCTGTAAATTTATTAGCTGATAAACTCCAACCTGTATCTGCATCAAAACTATCTGTTGCATCATGCACCCAAACCCACGTTGTTGCACTTGTACCTGCATAATGGTTTCCATGGTCGTCATGATATATTGCTTTTCCTGTATGTGTAAATTCTGTGGGTCCATCTTCACTTCCCCAATTAAAATCCATATACAATTTACTAAATTCTGCACTATCAAAAAATTCAGATTTAAAATTGTAACCACTTGCTCTTGCAATATTATCGAGTAAATATTTTATGCTAATCCATGGACGAAATGCATCTTCTAATCTACTTATTTCTGGTTTACTACCTGTACAATCTATTTCACCTGTCCAATCACAAAAAGGATATTTTATTACATTTGTAGTAAAACTTGATGCACTATTTTTAGCAAAACTATCTGGTGCTAATGCATTTTGTACTTGCAATATTCCTTCCCAACTATTTACAATATTATCATAATTATAAGCATGATTTAATTCTTGTAAATTTAGATTTGCTATTGTTCTACCTTCTAAAACTTCTTTTAATACAATTGCTTCTGAAAATAAATTTACATTATAACTTATTTCACCTTTATTGTCTTTTATATTTATTAATCTTAACGAACCTTCAAATATTACTAATCCATTTTGTTTTAAAACTGCTTTTGTTTTAACGTATGGATTAAAATCAAAAACATTCTCTATTGTTTTTTGTACGTCAAAAATGTGTGTAAATATTTTATTATTTCTTTTTGTTGCAGGTAAATCAAAATCTTTGGAATAACTTTGTGTTTGTTCTATTGCGTTTTTAAAGTTGTCAATACTTAATGTTAGTGGTATATCTTCTTCTTCGTAAATATCACAAATAACTTGTCCATCATTTAAATCTTCTGCTAATACAGGTACTGTACTTGGTTCTTCTGTAACAGTACAACTTGAAATAGTAATTGATGTTGCATTTGCATTTAAATATGTTACAACTATATGTGATATTGTGCTTTGTGCAGTAAAACTTAATGTTGTGCTTGTATTACCTGTTGTGTGAAATTGTGTTGGAATATTACCAACTGTACCTACATAATTATTATCCCAATTTAATGGACTATTTCCAACAACTCCTATTTGCATAATACTACCTGTTGGTAATGCTGAATGGTTTATAGTTAACAAATATTGTTGTCCAACAACTGATGTACTCATTTTTTGATAAAATCCAGAACGTGAACCCTCAGCTGTAACTCCTAATGCAGAAGATGTTAATGTTAAATCACCATTACTTATTGTAGGTGCAGTTGTTGAACTGAATGTTGATGTTGCTGTACCTGTATAAAACAATCTAAAATTTCCAACAATTGATGGTTGTGTAGAAAATAAACTTAATGCGTATGGATAACCAAATGCAGATATATCAATAGTATTTATTGGTTGGAATGCAAATGATTTATTAGCTAAGTAATCATTTAATTGATGTACATTAGTAAAAGAATATCCATTGTAATCTTGTGGGTATAATATTAACTGTGTACTCATTTTATACTGCTTGTGTTCTTTGGTTTGCGTTACGTTCTAAATCAAAAGTGTATTGTATTAACTTATCATTAGCTTTTGTTTTTCTTGTGTAATTAGTGCTTTTCAATATTACAGGTTCTACATATTTGTTAATTATTCCTGGTGTATCATCTGCAGAATATTCGTTAATAATATATACTTCTGGACTATTTATTAATTCTTGCATCCATGAGCTTTCTAAATCATTTAAATAATCAGTATTTATTTTAATACTTTCTTTCGCATCAACTCTAAAATTTTTCATACCACCCTTATATCCATGTGGACGATATACTTCTTTATTCCATGAACCATAATTTTGTGTATATTGTTTTTTGCTTGTATTTATAGAACGTACTGATCTTTGATTAAACGTGTAATAATCCCAAGCACCAAATTTATTTAACCACGCTAATCTAATTCCTTCATACCCAAAACTACTTTGACAAATTATATTTATAGTATATATTTGTGTTATTGCTGTATGATTAGCTCCAAACGCTTGTACTGTATAATAACTAATATTATTTAATTGTCCTTGAAAATCTGTACTCCAACCTCTTAAATTCGCAGGATAAACACCTGCAAATAAATATTTGGTTAGTGCATAATCTTCTTTATTATGATAACCACCTGTTGTATTTAAATTGTCAACTTGTATTGTACTACCTATTTGTGCATTTGCACTATTATACATTTTAATTTCTATATAATCTACTCTACACGTTCCACTTTGAGGGGCACCTGTTGTAAAACTTCTGTCCATTGTATTAAATGTTGCAATAGTACCATAATCACTTAATCTTGCATATTGTATTGTTGGGCAATTAGTTAAAAATTTAGATGTTGGCGAATTTTGTATATAACTTATAGTGTTACCTGCTAAATCAAAACCTGCTTTTTCTAAATTCCAACCAAAATTATTACTGTATGTACCTACATCTAAAACATCTTGTTTACTTAAATATCCATTATAATATAAATATGAACCTGTAAATAAAAAATCTGTGTCAACACTTACTTCGTTTGGTTCACTTGCATCTGCACCTAAATATTCTATTTGAAATTTAACTTTTAACCATTTAATTGTATGCTTTGCACAACTATATTTATCTATTAAATGTATTGGAAATTGATTGTTGTTTGCATATACACTTGTTTTAAATCTTGGTTGTCCATTGTTAAATCCTGGAATTATTAAATATTGAGGATCAATTGCGTGTTCAGGAATATTATCGCTATTTACATAACTTTCAAGTATTGGTCTCAAATCAAACATACCAATACCTGCATTATTAGGTGTAGTTTTTAATGTTGCAACTAAACTTACTGATGTTCCTAAATTTGCTTTGTTCCAATCTATATATACATTTGCAATAAATTTTACTTTTGTATTATTTGCTACTATATTATTTTCAGATACTGCAAAAATTACATCTTGTGTTGCAGGAAATGGATTTAATTTAGGTTGTTGTTTTAACTCTATTGTTGCCATTACTGTACGCTTGTTTTAATTTCTTTACTAAATACTGTTATTATATCTTCTCTAAAAGCTCTTAATATACCAACACCAAATTTTCTTGTTGCTAAATTTAAAGGTCTTTGAAAAAAACTTGTGCTTTTTATTCCTTCTCTTAATATTTTTCTACTTATTAAATATGCAAAACCAGATATATATTGTCCTGTTTTTGTAGAACGTCCACGTTTAAATCCTGTTGGTTTTATACCTCTTGCTTTTATCCATTTAGAAAGTATGTCTATTGGGGGTCCCTTTGTTGTATATTTAAATGGACTTTCAACTTTTTTATTATCATAATTTACATAATCTTGTATCTTGCTTTTACCACTTACACCTTTATCCACATACATTCCATAATCATTCATATAAAAATCAATACTAAATTCTCCATTAACAAATTCAACTTTGTATCTTATAGAATTGTACAAATCTTTACTGACATTTTTTTTTGCTTTGGTTAAATTTGTTCTACTTTGTTGCACAACATATTTACCATAGCTTTGTAAATATCTTTCTAAATTGGTTAATTTCATTATACAAGCCCTGCAAATATTTCTACTTGTACATCAGCTGAACCTGATGGTCTAACTTGTACACTTGTAATATCTTCTAATGTACCAAATGCAGGTGTTGTATCAGTTTCACCAATAGCACCATTTTCTGCTTGGAATAATACGTGTGATGTACCCGAACGTAATGTTACTTGATAATTAGTATTTGTTGTTACAAATGCTAGTTTTATATCTTCTGTTGTACTTAAATTTGTAA